GACTATTGTCCGCAATGCAGGCTGATTAAAAAGTTTTTAGACAGTAAGTAAAATATGTTATTTACCGATATAAAGAGAAGAGGAGCTGCTAAGTTGACCCAAGATCGGAAAGATAATTTTTTTGTTGGAGATCAAATGATGGTCGAAGATAAAAAATCGGGGCTAAAGGTCTATTTTATTTTGGAAAAGATAGATGGAGCTATGGCCGTTATAAAAACGCAAATTATAAAGGAGAAATTAGAATGACAGAAGAAAATCCAGACGATATATCTTTCTTATTAGACGAGAATCCCGCCAAGGCTTTGCGCGTGCTTAAGGAGGAAGAAGCCCGCCGGCTCGACAACGACAAGTATCGTTTCTATGAGCCTAACGGCAAGTGTGAGGAATTTATAAAATGCGTGGGGAATGGAGACTATTTCATTGTTCTGTTCAGCGCGGCCAATGGCGTAGGCAAAACGCAGGTAGCTGCTAACGTGGTTGCCAACTTTTTATTCCCCGGAGTGAACGATCAATGGTTTGACTATCCGCTCTTTAAAAGCTTTCCGTTCCCAAAGAAAGGCAGGATAGCCACCGATCCGCAGAACGTCGAGCAGGTTGTTGCCGCGCTCAAGTATTGGTTTCCGGCTGGGAGATATAAGCCCAGCAAGGGAGGAAAGAACTATGACGCTAAATGGACCGCAGGAGATTGGTACTTTGACATTATGACCTACGAGCAGGACGCTAAAGAGTTTGAGGGTGCGACGCTGGGATGGGCTTGGTTTGATGAACCGCCGCCTGAAGCGATTTATAAAGCTACCGTGGCCCGTATGAGAAAGGGAGGGATAATTTTTATTACCGCCACAATGCTTAAAGGCTCCGCCTGGCTGTATGACAAACTTGTTGCCGGAGACGTTGAGGTTGAGGGTTTGAACGGCGAGAAGATCAAGAGGCAAGTTAAGACCATTGAAGCGGACGTTGAGGACGCCTGTAAACAACATGGAGTCCGGGGGCATTTGGAACACATCCACATCGAGAAGATGATTGCGGAATACGATGAGGACGAAAGGGAAGCCAGGGTCCACGGACGTTTCCAGCACCTTGTAGGCAGGGTATTCAAGCAGTTTAAGCGCGAGATCCACGTTATAAAACCATTCAGCCTTAACCCTAGACAGTTTTGCGTCTATCAATTCTTTGACCCGCACCCGAGGAACCCTGACGCTGTTTTATGGGTCGCGGTGGATAAGAACGGGATTTATTATGTGGTCAACGAAATGTATGAGATCTGCCACGGAGTGAAAGAGCAGGCGTCGCGTATCAAAGAAAAGGATTCGGGATATCGCCTAATTTCGCGCTGGGCAGACCCGTCCATCTTTAATGAAGACCAACACGATGAACGGCAAGAGATCACCACAGCGAAGAAATTTGAGACAGAGGGCCTTACCTATAACGCGGCCAGCAAGAACAGAGCGGGAGCCGACCAGGCGATCAAGGACGCTTTGAATTATCAGCAGCTGCCGACAGGAGAGTTTATTATCAAGCCAGCCTTTTATGTTTTTGATTTTTGTAAACGCACGACGTGGGAGCTGGAGCATTATCATTGGGACGATTGGAGTACAAAGCAGGCAGACAAAAAGAATCCGAAAGAGTCTCCGGTCGATAAAGATGACCACGAGGTTGAAAATCTTGGCCGTTGTCTTTTGATAAGGCCGCCCTTTGTTCCCTTCCAAGAAAATATATATATTCCGCAGGAAATGCACGATGATCCGTATGAGGGAGGGGTTTACTAATCCACAATTGACATCTATTCTACGGGCGTTATTCTTAAAGAGTTAGTATAGGCGAACAATTTAATAAATAAAAAACGAAACGGCTAAACCAAGGCCGTTTTGTCTTTATTTATGAAAATTCAAACATTTAAAAAGAGAGAGTACAAAGGTTGTCCGATATATGTTCGAAGGATGGAGATTACTTTCGAATATATTACAGTCATCAAGAATGAGGTTTATACCTTTCACATTGACCTCAAGCCAAAATTTTTAAACAGTGTTCTTTATTATCTTGGATTGGGCCGGAGATTCAGCGAGAGAGAAGTGCAAGAGATCGTTGCCTATTTGATTAAAGCGGCAGAAGCGACAATCGACACCGTAACAAACGGCACCAAGGAAAATAAAGGGTAATTCTTATCAAAAAAACATAGGGAAATCGCCAGTTTCTCCTATGTCAAAAAAAGTTGAAACATATCAAGCGGAAGAGCTAGATACTTCCCTTGAAAATGAACTTAAGCAATACGAAAAGAAAGATTTCAAGTCTCTTGTCGAACAAATAAACACGGAATACGACATCTCGTACCGGTTTATGAAGCCCAAGATAGACGAATGGGCGCTTAGATTGAAACTCTACAATAATCAAAAGCGAGACAAGGAAGCCATCGGCGATCCCTTGCTTTTTACTGTTCACCAGACAGTCCTAGCTTCTCTTTATTCCGATCGGTTGAACGTTGAGTTCGGCGGTTGGGAGCGCGGAGACGAAGAAATTGCCGACAACTTGAACTCATTGGCGCTCTTTGACTATGACGACATGGAAAAGGACGCTTTTGATTATGATTGGGACTGGGAAGCCTCGTTTTTTGGCCGGGCTTTGGCTATCTTTATGGATTTCGACAGGGAAAGGAAGCTTCCGATACCCGAAGGGATAGACATGATGACTTGGTTAAGAGATCCTGCCGCCAAAAGCGTCAGGGGAGACTTGAGAGGACGCGGAGCTATGCGTTTTGGAGGACGCGAGATCCGCTTGAGCAAGACGAAGATGAAGGACTCCGGAGTTTATTTTAACTTTAAAGGATTAAGGTCCGACGGGTACGATTATAATTCCCTATTGGACCAAAGCATAACGACCAGGCAATCGAACAATGGATTTTCCAGCGGAGACAAGAGCCTAGAGATCAAAGGAGACAACGCCGATCACAGAATTCTGGAGTGGTTTACGAATTGGCAGGGGAAAATGGTTTTGGTTAGTCTGGCGCAAAAAAGACAAAGGGTTGTTCGATATACGGAACTCAAATACAAGCCTTTCCCGATCATAGACAGGACCATTTATCCGATAGCTTACGATTGGGACAGTGTTTCTATTCCGGACCTTGTAGAAGACAAACAACGGGCCCGCAGCGTTGTCCAAAATTTAGGATTGAAGTCGGCTAAGACCGGACTTCATCCGATGTATCTCTACAACACAAACAAGATCAAAGACCGCAACGCTCTTAATTTTGAGTTCAATAAACACATTCCTGTCGATGGAGATGTTTCCAATGCCATAGCGGCCGTTGAAAGGCAAGGAGTCAAGCAGGAGGTCCAATGGATAATGGACGTTTTGGATACCGCGGCGCAAAAAGCCACAGCCACCCCTGACATTCAGCAAGGAGCAAACTCCACCGAAAAACGCACAGCCACAGAGCTTAATTTAGTTTCCTCAAAAGTTGATACCAGATATTCGCTATCCGCGAAGATTTTTGGTTGGTCCGATAAGAAGTTTTGGGGCCAATGGTACCAGATCTACAAGAAATGTTTTGCCGCCGGCATTGACGAGAAGATCATGCGCGTTGTCGGTCCGTTAGGGGCCGTTCCTCGCAAGTTGACCAGGGAAAACATCGTCATGTCAACCGATCCGGACATTAAGATTGAGAGCCGCACCGTTGCCACAGCCAAGAAACTCGAAAAATTACAGTCTTATAGGGCGTTTCTTAAGGATGTTTTGGCCATAGACCCGAGTGTGAACTCCCGCTTTGCTTTGAAGCAATTAGGGAAATTATCCGGGATGACCAAGGACGAGGTTGATATGATCTTGCCGCCGACCATAGACGAACTTACGGCCCAAGATGAAAACAAAGGGTTAGAGAAGAACCACAAACAGGAGGTTAATCCGATTGATGACGACCTGGTGCACATGGATATTCATAACCGCGCTTCCGATACGCCTTATAAGTACGCCCACATCGAAGCTCACAAGCGCGCGATGATGTTGAAAAAAGAAAGACCGGAGCTTTTTCCGACCCAGCAAAGGGGAACCGTTCAAACCGATACAGATTTAAGCGTTAAGGGTTTAGTACCAGGAGCAGCTCCTAATAATGGGGC